ATAATGTTAGTAGAACTGGCAGCAGCCAATGCAGCCTTTCAAGTAATCAAGACTGCCATCAAGAATGGAGGCGAGATAGTCAGTGCTGGTCAAGCATTACTTGAATACTTCAACAACAAATCAAAGCTACAAGAAAAGGTAGAGAGTAAACCAGAACATAAGCGTAACGATCTCGAAGAGTTCCTAGCGCTGGAGCAGTTAAAGAAACAAGAGCAAGAGTTAAAAGAGTTAATGATTTACAATGGTAGACCTGGACTATGGGATGATTGGCAGTCCTTCCAAGTCAAAGCAAGACAACAACGAGAAGCAGAGCACCGACAACAACTTAAAGATAAGTTAGATAAGAAAGCAAAGCGTGACAGAGTAATACAAGATATGCTGCTTACCTTCTGGGTTCTTGTCTTGATACTGGTTGTTGTTGGGTGTATTAGTGGTGCTATATATTTAACCTTGGAGTACCAATGATTCCTATACCGTTAATATTAGAGATTGGTTCTAAGATACTGGACAAGGTTATTCCTAATCCAGAGGTAAAAGCACAGGCTCAGTTAAAGTTACTAGAGATGCAGCATCAAGGTGAATTACAAAAGATGCAAGCAGACATCACTGAGCAAGAAGAACTAACTAAGCGACTACAAGCAGACATGGGTAGTGACTCTTGGTTATCTAAGAACATTAGACCGATGACCCTGATAGCGATCTTAGCTGCTTACTTTATCTTTGCCTTTATGTCTGCCTTTGGATATAATGCTAACAGTAACTATGTAGAACTACTAGGTCAGTGGGGTATGTTGATCATGTCCTTCTACTTTGGTGGTAGAACTCTTGAGAAAATTCTTAACATGAAAAAGGAAAAGAACAATGATTGATTGGGGTAAGTATCCTAACTTTAAACGATCAGAGTTTGCTTGTCAACACTGTGGGTCTGAGGGTATCAAGGAAGAACTAGTAGCTAAGATACAAGAGTTACGTACTCTCTATGGTAAACCCATGCCAATAACTTCTGGCTATCGCTGTCCACTCCACCCTATCGAGCGACAGAAGAATGTCCCTGGAACGCACGCAGAGGGCATTGCTGCCGATATAGGGGTACAAGGAGAGGCAGCTATTGAGTTACTACACAAAGCCATTACAGTGGGTTTTAAGGGCATTGGCGTACAACAGAAAGGTACTGGTAGGTTTATCCACCTAGACATAGGAACTGGACCTACTAGACCTGCTATCTGGAGCTATTAAAAAAGGGGCATTGCTGCCCCTATCAAGACTAAGTGGACTGGGAACCAGCTTAGTTATTCATCATCTGCTTTAGAGATCAGGATACGTATAATACCTAGATCAATTACTACATAACCTTTCTCTAGTTCCTGATACTCTAAACCAAACGCAATACCTGTAATCATACAAAATTCTATGTCCATGTTATCTCCTAGTTTACTCAGTATGTTGAGTACTTTTACTCAATTAAATCTCGCAGGTTCCTGACACACACGCAAGCATCTGCGCTCCCTCTACATTGTCATCCTGCTCTGACAATACATCCCAAGTAATAGTAGCAGGCATCTTATCTAGCAGTGCTTTGTACTGATCCTCACCACACTCTTCATAGGGTGCTTGACGATAAGTACCACCATCCCAGGGTAGGAAAGAGATACCACTAATCTCATCGAAGTTATTCCACACCCAAGCTCCTACGTCCATCCACTCATCTTCTTTGACTGAGATAGTCACAGAAGGTTTGTGCTCACACCAGTAACGCTGGTACTGCATCCACAGATCCAGGTGCTGCAGCGCTGTCAATGCTTCCCTGGTGCGTGCTCCTTCTGGTGCTTTCTGTGGGAATGAGAACACCACAGTAGACTCAGGACGCATCACACAATCCTCTGCAGGGATACCAGCATTCACCATAAACTGCGAGAGAGGATCTTTCTTATCGCCTCTAACCCTACGAATATAATAAGGACTATGTCGAGTATGAATGCCAGAGGCAGAGTTAACAAGCTGGCTAACAGTACCACTAGGTTTAACACAAGTGATCGCAGCGCTCTGAGGAATGCCAAGCACAGAGCTATACTGAACATTGGTATCCACGGTGATCTGTCGTAGTTGTTCAAGATTCTTCGCAGTTGATTCACAGACTTTACCCATCCATTCGTTATCTAAGATACCAGTCAATGACACACCAAGCAGACGCTCCTCCTCAGTGTTCTTCTGCCACACTTTACGCAGGTATGGGAAGTGTGTCATAGTGGCTTGGAACGTACCCAGGATAGTAGCAAGACGTACCTTGTTTGCTAGCGTCTCAAGCGTGTCCTCAGCACGTACAACCACCTCAGTTAGGTTGCAGAACTGGTAGGGTCTGAGGATGATCTCGGAACAGGGATTAGTACCGAACTCGTAATTAGGATTCCTTCTGCCGTTCTTAGCAGCTTGAGACTTACTGGCTGCTCGAGAGAAGATTCCTCGTTCCCCAGAGTGAGAATGGTAAAGGCTAGTCCATTCTTGTAGAAATTGTCCAATGTCTGGTTTAGCTTCGTAAGTTGCTGAGTTGTTAGCCAAGGCACGTTGTCCATTTTGTTCCCACCAATTCCCTGATTTAGCATGACGCATCCGATCATCTTCTAGTTCTGACAACGAGATCATTGCTGACCGACGAACACCACCAACGACAACAACCTCCCCGATCTTGCAGAGAATATCATGGCACTCGATTGATGACAAACGCCTACCAACTGCCCCTTTGAACTTGGATACCGTGAAGCGAAATAGTTCTTCCAATGGGCGAGGTCCACTTGCTCGTCCCCCAAAGGTCTTGAGTCTCTCACCCGCTGGACGTACTTTGGATATATCCCACTTTGCAATCTCACCAGAGTATAGAAGAGCAATGAGTTGACGTAAAGCTTTTGCCCATCCTTCTTTGGAGTCGGCAACCACGATAGTAGTTTGACTATCGAATAACTGCTCAGGCACTTCAGGTAATTGATTAACATACTTCTGCTCCACAGAGAAACCTACCCCTGTACCACAGAGCAGGATATACATAGCTTCATCGAATGACTTAGGATCATCGATAGGAATGTAGCTGCAGTTATATCCAGCAGTGTTGTCACGCTCGAGTGCTTTGCCTGCTGTCATCAGTGACCGCATACTAGGCATGACTTCCAGATTAAGTACAGCATTCTCTAGCTCAGTGCGTAGCTCACGAGTCAGCGCATAGTTGTTTGTCTTGGCAAGATGATCTTCCAAGAAGTTGAAGTAACGTGCTACAGTTTCAGTCCAGTTCTCTCGACGATTCTTCTCAGGCATGAAGCGAGCATAACGTGACTTTGCAATAAATTGTTGGTAAAGATCCATGTATTAGTCCCAGTCTACAATATTAGTTAGTTTGTCTTGTTTGTCTTCGATAACATCAGAGAACCTATCTACTAAGTCCTCTGATGTTATTCCTAGTAACTCTAACAAGGTTATCTCATCTAACTGTTTTAGTCTCTCAATTAGTTCAGGCAGTGTTAGAGTCATATGTTATAGTTACGCCTTCTGAATTACGTACCCCAGGGCAGTGTACCCTTTGTTACTGTCATGCCCCAAGCTACGAATGTATTTACGTAGGGTTTGACGTGCTGCGTTGTAGTTATCAAAACCAGTCTTGAAAAGTTTCAATGTAAGTTTACGTCCATTAAGTTTTACAATATACATACTATTATCCTTTCGGTAGTTAGACTTAATATTATACCATCAATTATAGAACTTGTCAACAAGCATGTCATAATTTTGTATCGCAAAAGTAAGATAGTGTTGAGCTTTCTTTAGATCCTCTAACCCGTTCTTACTATCGTGACGATGAACATACTTGATGACGTTACACAACCAGGGATCTAGCTTCCAATCTTCCCAGACATCCCACGGTTGAATCTTATGGGAGATATAGTGATTACCTCCAACCTGCATATTCTTTGCTTCTATTTTTTCTTTCAACAAATCACCTAATGTCTTATCCATATCGTTTCCTTAAGTAACGCAGCGAGACTGGCATCTCATCGAACTGTCCATCCTCTACCTCATGAAGCATCCAGATCCCTCGCCAGTAGTTGTTACCTTGTGCTCCTAGATAATCCTCATCATGCAGGTAGCAGCAGCCAGAGAACAACCCTGTGATCTGCTTACCATCTGCCCTGTTAGCGTAAGCTATCTGCCTACCCTGGACATGCCCCATAACTGCAGACATGTGGCGCTTGGTTAGCAGCGCAGCAGCAGAGGTCACTGGTCTACCCATCACCCCACTGGTAAAGAAATGACAATATACCACACCGTCAATAACAACAGGACTAAGATAAGGATACACCTCCCAACCAGCTTGTTCGTATCCGAGATCATCGATACCAATAGTGCCGTGGAGTTTAGGATCTCCTTCGACTGCTCTGTTAATTCTGTCCTCGTGGTTACCAAGCGTGAGAACCATTCGGGGTCTATATTGTTTCTCTTTTCTTTTTCTTCGCTGCTCATTTAGTTCCCTCATTGGTGCTAGGAGTTGGTCCATTGCCTTCTTCGTTACTTCGATGTCAGTCTTGTATCGTCTACCTTCAAAGCTCTTACGTCCAACATCGTAGCTCGAGAGGGCAGGCATGTCAGCAAAGTCACCTATGTTAATGATTACATCTGGTTGCTTGTCTGCTATGTATTGCCCCACCCAGGTTAAGTAAGACAGGTCAACACCTGCCTTGACTTGCATATCAGGTAGTACTAGGTGTGTCTTCATCTGACTCTTCTTCATCATCTAAACGTGAACGTAAACGCTCAAGCTTATCTTCTAGTGTTTCGTAATGTACCTGATCACTAATGTTATAACCATAGATACCTTCTAGGAAGTGTACGAACTGGTTAAGTACAGCGTGCCATGTGGTACTAGACTCAAAGACGTGCATAGCAGTGTGCTCTGAATGCAGAGGAAATTCACTATCTATTGTACCACAATTATCTACATGCTTAAACTCGTATACCACTGTATCATCCTTTTGCATTTGACTTCTCCAATACTGTTAAAAAATATTCTGCATCTACTACTACAAGGGGCTTGGCTCTATTCTGCTTAATAAAAACGACAGGTTCTCCTTTGCCTTTCGCATTTGTTTCCGCTTGCTCGTAGTATCCGTATACTGCAATTCGATCCCTTGACTTACATTCCACAGAAAGCGGGCATCTTCCTCTTGCTGTTGGTGAGAGCAGGATGTCTTCCCCTCCCGCACCCATACTGACTGATCGTACATCATCACTCTCCAGTTTGAACTTCGCAATTATCTGATCCCTCACCCACTGCTGGAACGTTCTGCCCTTTGCTTTTGCGCTGCTTGGTTTCAATATGTAAAGTTCCTTTTGTTTTGATCCATCTCTTTGGTATATGAATAATACAGCAAGCGTCATTTGCTTCGTTAATGGTACTTGCTACTGACAATCCTTCTTTACTTTCTGCTACCAAATAACCTACAGTATACGTATCTAGTATTGTGGGAGTGATACTACCCAAGTGTGTCCATTCGTCCTGGCTACAAGCATCCACCCAATGCACATACACTAGCTTGTTACTGGTGGTTGCCACATCTCACCTTCCTTTCTACGTATCCAGAGCAGCTGCGCCATCTCTGTCATGCGGCGAATATCATTATCATACGCCTTTAATACTGCGGTGAATAGTTCCATCTCTTCCTTGGCTTCTCCAAGAATCTTTTCTGCTTTCTTATCACCAATGCCTTTAAGACCTGGGATGTTATCCACTCGATCTCCAGTGAGGACTTGTTTATAGAAAGTTCGCAGGGTATCTTCTTCTTTAACATAGTACTCTACATCCTGTGTAAACTTACAGTGCCAACCTCTAATCATATCCAGGTCTTTATCGATAGTATAGATCACATAATCATCTGGGTCCATAGTATATGCTTTAATACCTATGGCATCATCAGCTTCTTGATCTTCCTGTACGACAAACCCCCAAGACTTAACTAAGTACTCACGCATCAGGTCATAGTGTTGTGGCTTAGCTTGTGTCCTGTTACCCTTGTACGGTGCTTCCTTTGCTATCTCTTTGCGGTAGTTGTTGGAGCCAGTGAGATACCCTTGATAGTCTCCTATCTTAGGCATCATCACCAGACTCTCTACAAACTCTGCCATGCGAGAGATAGCGATTCCCTCTGACTCACCCTCGGAAGCGAATCCGATTCGATAGACAAAGATATCACCATCAAGCAGAGCTAGCATTTACTTCTTCTTGCCCTGGTTCTCGAGGAACGTAGCGATGCTCTTGAGCACAGTGATTGCAGCTTCACGAGATGAGAACGTGTTGTCGTTAATAACAACATCTCCATCAGCATGGATGGCAAACTCGTACGTGCTGCCCCATAACCCTGTAATCTCAGGATTATCTACAGTAACGCTGAACACGTTACGATCTGCTTTTACTTCTACGCTAGGTACTTTCATGTCTGCTCCTTACAGTACATCGTCAGCATCAACAACTGACTCACCACCAGTATACTCAACAAGCTTAGTAACTACAAGTTTGTTGATACCGATACCCACACCAGACTTACCATTGACCTTATAAGGATAAGGTTTGATAAGAGCGATACCACGTGAACCATTACCTACCTTAGCTTCGATTACCTTACCTTGAGGATCTTCTGCTTTGATGGGATAGTTCTTAGACTTTGCAGTAATAAAGAATCCTTTGTCTTCTTTGTTACGTACATTCACACCTGAGTCTTCCAATGCTTTGATTGCATTAGCAGATAGGTTACAAAGATCGACTTGATACTTACCACTCATCTGGTTAGGTGTATCAAGGAAAGCCCACATCAAGTCAGCTTCGATCTTAAGAGGTTTTAAATCCATAATGTTCTCCTGAACAAGTTAAGTTAACAGTACTATTATACCACGCTTACAACTAGAAGTCAATGGGTTTCTGCCCAAGTATTTCCTACTCTGTATTCACCAGTTAGAGGACACCTGAGTTGTAAAACTTCACCAGCTTCTTTGATCGCTTCCACTGCCATACTACCAACAGTCTCAGCATTCTCCTTACGAACTTCAATCTGCCATTCATCATGTACATTCGCCACAAAGTGTGCATCAATTTTATTCTTCTTGATCTTACCATATAGTAAGACAAGTGCCTGCTTCATTACTATCGCACCAGCACCCTGGAGTAACGTGTTAAGTGCTGCGT